TTCCCACCTTACTTCCCACCATTCTTCCCACCACACTTCCCACCGTTCTTCCCACCGTTCTTCCCACCTTACTTCCCACCGTTCTTCCCACCACACTTCCCACCGTTCTTCCCACCATACTTCCCAGCACCACCATACTTCCCAGCACCACCGTACTTCCCACCACCATATTTCCCAACATTCCGTGGTGGAAACTCAAGAATATATTAATAAGTTTATGAGGGGCTAGCAATAGCCCCTCATAAATGATATACTAACAATAGGAGAAACAATGAATAAAAAATATGTTTTAGTATCAGGTGAAAAAATAATTGATATAATTTCATTTAATGAAAAGTATAATCAGTACGACAGATGGACTGAAGGCTTTGCATCTAATGATTTGAAATTTATTACTGTAACCGACAATGAAGACGCTATTCTTGGATCAACCTATTCAGATGGTGTATTTACAAAATATAATGAGCCAAGAATACCAGTAAGTGATTTTGACGGAAGATATGCAATTTTAGAAAATGATAAAATCTTTTACCTAAAGTTCTTGGATGCTGGCAAACTTAATGATTTTTATGCTGAAAACTGGGAAACAATTGACAATGTAGTTGAAGTAGACCCAGAGCAAGAAGTTACATTTTTGCATAAATGGGACGGTACCAACTTTATTACTGAATAAAGTTCTATAGTAGAAAGAATTTAAATGGAAAACAATTTTTCCTTTTCTTCAAAAGAAGAGCTATCACCTGGAGTCTGGGTATATAGAGATGTTATAAAGCCAGAGATGAATATAATAGGTAGACTAGAAGACACGCTAAAGTCAAGCGGTGGCTTGTATAACTGGCAAGAAGCAACAGTAGGCTATAGAGAAAAAATTCCAGATTATCGTGATTGTGTAGACTTTAAGATTAAGTTTTTTGATTATCCAGGCAAAGATCAATATATGAAAGAGTTTGATAGTATCTGGAAAGATGTTCATGCTGCTAAAAAAAATGCTTTAGACGACTATTGTAATTTTTATAATATTGAGATGAAATACTGGGAAGCCATGAATTTTATTAAATATGGTCCAGGACAGCACTTCTCATATCACTCAGACCATGGTTGGTCATACATTTCAACTGTCTCAATGGTTGCATACATAAATGATGATTACGAAGATGGCGGTTTAAGATTTGATAAGATTGATTTAGAGGTAAAGCCAAAAGCTGGAGACTTATACATATTCCCATCAAACTTCTTATTTTCTCATGCTGCATTGCCAGTAACTTCAGGAACTAAATATTCAATTGTTACTATGACTGACTATAATGATGCAACACATACGCCAGAATTTTATAGACAGTTTAAATCAGAAATTTCAGAGCCTGAATAATGTTTGAAATTGATGTATACAAGATCAGCCCTTCGGCTGGTGAGATAAAGCAGCTTCCAGTAAAAAGAGACTGGATGGATGATACAGATAATGCTCATGCGTATAAATGCTTCCCATTAAGTTTAACTAATTCATTGGGCTGGGGAATATCTTTCCCAGAGGATATAACATTTATTTGGGATGGTGTATCTACATCTAGTGAGCCAGACCATGTAAAAATATTAAGTGGTCATAAATATGCTTATACTTCTAGGGAAAATGCCACTATAAGCTTTAGAACGGGTCTTCTTATTAGAACTCAACCAAATGTAACAATGCTATCAATTCCTGCACCAAATTATATCCTAGACGGAGTTCAGCCTTTAACAGCACTCATTAGTACATCATTTTTTAAAGGAGAGTTTCCAGCAGCATGGAGAGTTACCAGACCAGACGTAGAGATAACTATACCAGCTGGAACACCAGTGATGTCTCTTATACCAATATCTCTTTCAGAGCTAAATAATTCAGAAGCTCATATTAGACCAATGTATGAGCTAGAGCCAAACTTTTTCCCAGGAGGAGACTACTCCAAGATTGTAAAAGATATCAATAACTCTGGTAAGTGGACAAATTTCTATAGAGATGGAGTTGATCACCATGGAAATAAAATTGGTGAGCATGAAGTAAAATCTTTGAGATTCAAAACTAGCGACGGAAGCCCAGAGGCATGTAGTGACAAATAAAATAACATTTCATTCTGCAAAAATATATAATGAAAAAGATGGAACAAATGGTCCAGTACCAGCAGCAAATTCAGTTCCAACATGGTGGAAAGATGCTGATAGATATATTAAAGATCCAAATGGTCAGCCGTACGTAAATCCTAGCGGAGAAGGTAAAGTTCTTAGCTACAAATCTTGTCCTGCAATGCTTGATACTTTTACATCAGGATATATGTTAAGAACACCTTGCGATATAGAATTTTATTTAAAAAGAGGTAGAGTTAAAGCAAAGTTACCTATAGGATTTGAAGACCTTGTTGGAGAAAGAGAACCTATGGAAGGATTTGAGACTCCCCCAGGGTTTGATGAAAGACACTTTCATTGGTATCTTAACTGGGCCCCAGAACTTCCAGAAGGATACAGCTCTCTTTACTTACAACCAATAAATCATTTTAATTTACCTTACGTCACAGTTGCTGGTATAATAGACAGTGACAAGGTAACAAACTCTGGATTGCTCCCTTTTTTCTTAAAAACTGGATTTACAGGGCTAGTTCCAGCAGGTACACCTATTGTTCAAATTTTCCCATTCAAAAGAGAAGACTGGGAAATGGAGTATAAATTTTATACTCAAGAAGAAATTTTTGAAAAAACAAAAGAAAATTCAATAAAGTTTAGAGATCCAAGCGGTGGTGTCTACAAGAGAGACTACTGGCAAAGAAGAAAATACAAATAGGAGATATCATGCAGAAGCAAGTAAATACTAACAAGGAACACGATTATAAGAAGCTTAGCTCTATAACTCCATCTGGATTTTTTGGTAATTCTGCAGATAATATAGTAGAGCTGAAAAACTTTTTAACAGAAGAAGAAAAAGAAAGACTTACAAATTTTGCTTTTAACAACAAGGTTTGGGATATAACAGAGTCTCACACTAATGAAAATGGAACAGTTATCTATGATGCAAATGCATGGACAGACAGAGTATGCACCAGAAGGTCAATGGAGATTTCTGCAGACCCAACAATTGTTGATGTTGTTGAAGGACTAATTAAAAGATTAAAAATAGAGGTTGATAAATTTTTTGAAGTTGATGTTCAAGCAACAGGACCAGCTATTGTTAGGTGGCCAGTAGGTTCTAGACAAGATCCTCACGCAGATAAAGAGCTACACGAAGGCCCAGATGCTGGAACTCCAAATGATTTTCCTCATTATGACATAGCATCTATATTTTATTTTAACGATGACTACGAAGGCGGAGAGCTTTTCTTCCCAGTCCAAGGTGTAGAAATTAAACCATCGGCTGGGTCAGCTTATTTTTTCCCAGGAGACTTGCATTATGTACATGGCGTAAGACCTATCCTCTCTGGAAATAGATTTACATCACCATTTTTTTGGAACATCTTAAAACACACAGGAGAACGCCAGCCATGAAAGATTTAAAATACGAAGAGATTTATCCAAAAATCTTTGTATACAATAATTTATTTGACGACGTAAATGAAGTTTTGGATGTATTAAAAGAATCAATTTCAAATCCAGAAGGATCTTCAATAGGTCCATGGAGTGATTGGTATACTTTTGGCCTTGAAACAAGTCACTACAATTGGTCAGTTCAATCAGAAAGAGCTGACAAAGAGAGATCAATTATAGATAAAGTTAATCAAGTATTCTTTGATGTTACAGAGCACTATGCCAATGTTAACGGTGTAGATATTAAGCCAAAAAAGATTATAAATCCACAGGGCCAAGAGATAGACACATGGAGAAAAATGGGCCCATCTTTGTGTCGATATGATGCGGATGCTGGAGTAACTGAAGATCTTGCAATGCATTATCATACTGATTATCAAGTTGAGTTTAAAGAATCAAGAGGATACAACTTTGCATTAACAGTTACAACTTATTTAAATGATAACTACGACGGTGGAGAAATAGATTTTCTTGTTAATGGCAAGCTAATATCACACAAACCTAAAGCAGGAGACGTTGTTGTTTTCCCAGCAGGTGATCCTAACTTTTTAACAGATGGAGAAGAACTTTATCATCACGGAGTTAAAAAAGTTAAAAATGGATCAAAGTATTTTATAAGAGCAAATTGGCAAAGATACTACGAAGGCTCTGCAGAATGGAATGAAAATGCAGATAAGTATGGACTAGAAATCTGGCTTGAAATGGAAAAAGAAAAAGCTAAGCAAGATAGAAAAGAAGGAAAGTATCAGTCTATCAATGAAAAACAAATAGAGAGTGCGGTAAGAATAAGATGACATTTAATCTAGATAATAATAATAGACTTAGAGAAGACATTTGTGTATTCGAAAATTTTTTGACTCCAGAAGAATGCGAATCGATTTTAAAATATTGGGAACATTCAGTAGAAAAGGGCACACTTCCTTGGGAAGGAATTTCTTTCTATGAGTCATATGCATCTAATCTTCCAGACGATGATGATGTAGAAAGATTTGGTTTACCAAGAGATTTTTTTGTTAATCTAGAGCAAAAAATTAAAGAGGCAACAGAAATAACAAGAGGCAAAGGAGTAAAGCCAGTTAGTTATCACGCACAGAAGTGGACCACTGGCGCTTTTGCTGGTTATCACTCAGATAATAGCCCATTAGAAGATCCAGAGTATAACGCTTTTGAAAGAAGCAAGTGGGCAGCATTCCTATATCTAAATGATAATTTTGAGGGTGGAGAACTAAGATTTCGGGATCACAATATAACAATAAAGCCAAAGGCTGGAATGCTAGCAGCATTTGCTGGAGGTCATCATAATATTCATGAAGTTCAAATTATAACAAGCGGAGAAAGATACACTATCGGATCGTTTTGGGATAATGAAGAGTCAGAGTATTCAGAAGAAACAAAGGCAAGATGGGAAGAAGAGATATCTTCAGCTAGAATTAGACAGGCCGAAGATCAGAAGCTTTGGCAAGAAAATAAGGCAGCTGGAATAATGATGGATCCTCCGCCCTATCAGCAAGAAAGAATTAAAAAATAATAAGGAGATATAATGAATCTGCAAAAACTAGAAGAGAATGTTTATTATTATCGAAATGCTATTGAGAATCCAGCAGCTTTAGTTGAGCTAATCAATAGCACAGAAAATGACGATAATATAGTTCAGGTTGTTCCAAAATGGGATCATTGGGAGGCTTGCAGTGGTGAATGCTATATCTACGGAGATAAGAAAAACTTAGCAGTAGATAAAATGATTCAAATATCAAATGAAGATTCTAAAAATACAGCGCAAGAAATAATTGATACTATTGTTAGTGCTATGACAAATGTTTGCAAAGACTTTGCTAAAGATAAAGGCATAGATGACGATGTAAATTTATCAGAGTATATTGGAATAAATAGATACATGCCAGGCACCTTTATGGGTGGACATTATGACCAACAAGAGGGTGACATGAGGCTAAAGTATTCTTTAGTTGCTTACCTTAATGACGACTATGAAGGCGGAGAAATATCTTTTACTATAAAGGACGGCATCCTGGACGGAGAAGATAGACCTCGTGAAGATATTGACCACGAGATAAACAAAGAAAAAATAACTTTTCACATTAAGCCAGAAGCGGGGAGCATATTAATATTCCCTTCTTCTCCACCATATAGCCACACAGCCCATCTTGTTAAGAGTGGTTATAAGTATATGGTGCCTGGGTTCTGGTTAAACAAGGAGAAATAAATTGCATTACGAAGCACAAGAACTAGCAAAAAGTATTTTTTATTTTAAATTTGGAATCTATGAACCAGATAGATTGGTCCAGTTTATTGAAAATACAGAAACTGACGAAGACATAGACCCAAGCATTATTTCTAAGTGGATACCTTGGTCATCTAGCACAAACGAAAATGATATCTACGGATATAAAAAAAATGTCAATGGTAAAGATAAAGTTTTAAATCCAAAAGAGCTTTATATATATAATAGCGTTAGATCTAGCATGCTTTTTGCTGCCTCAGAGTACAAGATTTATAATAATCTAGACTGTGAAGTTAAAATAGATAAAGAGTTTGATATAAAAAAGTATAATACTGGAACAATGATGGGCCCTCATGCTGATCAAAATGATGGCAACATGAATCTAAGATATTCTATTGTTGCATATTTAAATGACGACTATGAAGGTGGAGAGATTGCATTCCCAAACCACAACGTATTCCTTAAACCAGACGCTGGAAGCTTGATAATCTTCCCTTCTTCTGAACCCTACCTACACGAGTCAAAAGAAATAACATCTGGCACCAAGTATATGTCACCAGGCTTTTGGCTTTATTAAAATAATAAAAGGTGGTAGAATGTAATTATGTCGTATCGCCTTAAGGTTTTAAAAGATAACCCACTCTCGTTCTGGCCCTTAGATGAGAGCAGTGGTTCTATTGCATACGATGTATCTGGAGCTCAAAATAATGGAGAATACAGCTTTACGCCTAATGCAAAGAATATGCCATTGACTCCAGGTGGGGTCCTTGGGACAAAAATTAGTGGCGGGGACACGATAACATTTGGCACATTGAATGGACCAAATGGTGAATATATACAAGGAAACATAGCAGACGCATACAGCTCAGACACAGCATTTTCAATAGAATGCTGGGTTCATATGAATGAAGTTACTTCTGCAACAATATTTGCAGATCAGCAAAATGATGTTGGGTTATATTGGGATAATAATTCCGTAGTCTTCTCATTAAGTTCATCTAAAAAAATAACATACCTTGTTCCAGAGTGTCTTGAGCCAATTTATATAGTTGCAATTTATTCAAATGACTATATGAAGCTTTATATAAATAATATACTTGTTGCACAAGACACAACAACAGAATTTTTATTTACTAATACATCATTTAGCCCACAGGTAGGTTCTGTATCTGGCGGATCAAACTCTTATATGATAATTGATGCACCAGCAATATACAGACGTGAGATTTTACAAAAAGAAATAGACTCACATTTTTCTACATCCTACATGCTAACGCCTGTTGAAATTGCAGATCCTGAAAATGGAAGAGTGTTTGCAAATACTGATAAGTCTGCCATATTTCAGTTAAGATATGAGTACGGTAACAATAGAGACATTCAGTTGTTTCAAAATGATGAATTAGAATATGATAGATTAAATAAGTGTATAAAGATGATTCAGACAGAATTCTCAGAGTCAAAAACAGTAGAACAAATAGATGTTGTAAGCATACCTTTGTTTTCTGATGCAATTGCATCTAAAATAGAATGGAGCGGAGACAATGGGATATCCGTATACACAAGCTCAACAGGAGAAGAGAATTCTTTTGTACAATGCAATAATGGATTTCCAATTCCACAATATCAATTCAACGATTTTGATATAACTAATTTAATATACATAAAGGTAGTTTATACTTCTTCAGACACATCTTTATATATCCCTAGACTGTACGGACTAGCAGTAGCGCTGTATGGAATTGTTGAGGTTGATTCATCAAATTCTCCAGCAACACTATTTTCTGACAAGAATATATCTATTGGATCATTTAGCAAAATGGCTATTTCCAGAAGCAAGAAGTCTGGCGTAAGAACTGGCGGTGATAACTCATTTTCAACTCTAGATATAAATGATACAAAAACAATTGAAATGATTTACACACCAGAAGAAATTGGCTCAGCAATTCTAGTATCCAGGGGTTCTGACTCAGTTTCTTGGAACCTTGCAGGGGTATTGTCAAAATCTGGGGTAGATAGCATATATATAAACGGAGCCGTTATTCCAGGATCTGCAAACATTTGGGACTATTTAACCATAAATCAGCCCTCTCATATATTGATTAATTTTACAGAGTCTGGAACCGAAAGAGCTATATTTAATGAATCAGGAATATCAGCTAAATATGAGTGTATAACTAACTACTCTGAAGGAACTGTTGTTGATGCCTCAAGTCATTATAATATGTATACAGGCTTATACTCAGAGGTAGTATCAGATGAAGCACTGTCTATAACAGAAATTGGCACTCCAACCTATGATTATGACTTTGTTGTGCTAAAAACTGTATAATACTGTCAAGCCTTATACAACATATGGACTTTGACTTTAAAGAATGGTACAATTATTGTCTATGGATATCTTAAACAAAAATAGTAAGTTCGTCGAAGAAACCACCCTAGGCATTTATGTCTGGGAAATGCCAGACGGCAGGTGGATTGGCGACGATGACGGCAACTTTCTTTCTGTTACATCTAAAAAGGGTAATAAGGCAAAGATGGAAGCCCTTGCAAATGAAGTAGCCTCATTTGGTATCTATGAAGGTCAGCCTAAGTTCCTTTCTGGAAGAAGAAAGATTAGCGACGAAGAGCTAGAAGAGCAAGAGCAAAGATTGAAGTGGGGCCTAGTTCCAGATCCATATGATATCGGGGCTTATAAAGATTCTATTCTAAGGGATGGTAAAGTGCAATGAGACTAGAGCACATGGAAGACGAAGAAGATAATTCTTCAGTTATTAACATATCAAATACATCGGACTGGTTTTCTTTTAAAAAGGGAGAAGATCATGATGACCCATTTACTATTGGGCTAGATGAAATTAAAAAGCTTAGAGGCCTTGGAACAAACTTTAAGCGTAAAATTAATAGAGATTTTTCTAAATCATTTGTAGGAACAAGTGGAGTAGGAACACAGCAAAACTTAATGCAGCAAGCTATTAGCGGCTATGCGTTATTTGATTTAGTAGAGCCAACATACAACCTTGAATATCTTTCTAAAATATATGAAGTTTCAACATACAACTACGCAGCAATCAATGCAAAGGTTTCAAACATTGTTGGCCTAGGGTATACATTTGCAGAAACATCAAAAGCAAAAGATGCCATGGATGCTATTACAGATGAAAAGCAACTTGAAAGAGCTCGTACAAAAATAAATAAGTTAAAAACAAATTTAGACAGATGGCTCGATGATTGCAATGAGGAAGAGTCATTCACAGAGACCCTTATAAAGGCCTACACGGACCTTGAGGCGACGGGCAACGGATACATTGAGATAGGACGTACAGTTGCTGGAGATATAGGCTATATCGGCCATATACCAGCTAAAACAATGCGTGTGCGTAGACTACGTGACGGATTTATTCAATTACTATATGGTAAGGCTGTATTCTTTAGAAATTTTGGAGATTTAGAAACACCTAGCCCAATTGCAGGTCAAGAAGATCGTCCAAATGAAATTATTCATTTGAAGAAATATACACCAATGAATAACTATTATGGTGTGCCAGATATTATTGCAGCTCAACAAGCCCTGGCAGGAAATGAATTTGCTGGAAGATATAACTTAGACTACTTTGAAAACAAGGCGGTCCCAAGATATATTATTACAGTAAAGGGAGCAAAGCTTTCACCAGAGTCAGAAAGAAAATTACTTGAGTTTTTCCAGGTTGGCCTTAAGGGTAAAAATCACAGGTCTCTTTATATTCCGTTGCCAGCAGATACTGCAGACTCAAAAACAGAGTTTAAGATGGAGCCAATTGAGGCTGGGGAGCAGGAGTCTTCATTTAATATCTATCGTAAAACAAATAGAGATGAAATACTTCTAGCACATCGTGTGCCAATTAATAAAATTGGTACTCCAGAAGGCGTCAATTTAGCTGTTGCTCGTGATGCTGACAAGACATTTAAAGAGCAGGTTTGCAGACCAGCACAGGATAGACTTGAAAAGAAATTAAATTATTTGATCGCTGAAAAGACTGATGTTGTTGAACTAAAGTTTAATGAGCTAAGCCTTACAGATGAGATTACCCAGAGTCAGATAGATGAGATCTATTTAAGAATGCAGGTAATTACTCCAAATGAGGTTCGTATTAGAAGAAATATGATACCTAGAGAAGGCGGAGACGAAGTAGTAGATTTGAAAGCACAACAGGTAGCTGACGTACAAGCTAAATCAACTGGCAACAGGGCCAGGGACCAAGAAAGAGCCAAGAACGCTCCAGATAAAAATGGGGAAGGCAGAAATGCAAAAGGCGATGGTCCAAAAGTCAAATAAGTTTAATCAACTGCTATTTGCGTTATAGTAAATAACACTATAAAATTAAGCATATGAACATTGAAAAGGCCTCGTGGTCCAGTAATGGCGACAACTTACACTTGTCTGTACCATTTACTAAAGTAAACCGTGAAAACAGAACAGTATCTGGATTTGCAACACTAGATAACGTCGATCAGACTGGAGACGTTGTTACAGCTGAAGCAAGCTTAAAAGCCTTTGAAAAATTTAGAGGCAATCTTCGTGAGATGCATCAGCCACTTGCAGTTGGTAAAGTTGTTTCATTCAAGCCAGAAACATACTATGATCAAACTACAAAAGAATTTTATAATGGTGTTTATGTAACATCATACATTTCAAAGGGTGCACAGGATACTTGGGAAAAAGTTCTTGATGGCACCCTCTCTGGTTTCTCAATCGGCGGAAAGATTACAGATGCAGACAATGAAGTAAATAAGTCTACAGGACAATCAGTTAGATTTATTAAAGAGTATGATCTTATTGAGTTGTCAATTGTAGATTCACCAGCAAATCAGCTTTGCAACATTCTTTCAATTGAAAAAATGAATGGTCAGCTTGTATTTAAGGGCATGGCTGCAGATGTTGTAACAGAAAATATTTTTTATTGTGAAGAAAGTGATGCTGTATTTATGTCAACAGAGAAAACTTTTGATTCACCAGTAACAGGAAAGCCAGCAAAGATAATTGGCTGGGTGGAAAGTTCAGATATGAACAAGTCCAAAGAAATAGATAAGATTCTTGCTTCATTCAAGAAGTCAAGATTACCGTTGCCTGAAACACAATTAGCAAAACAGGCAAACGTAGAAGGAGGTAATGACATGGAAAAACTTAATGTAGGCAAAGATGCTGAAGTAGTTGTAGAAACAACTCCAGAAGCACCAGCTGAAGTTACTCCAGAAGTTGATGCAGTCGTTGAAGAGGCACCAGTTGCTGAAGCTAACGATGATTCAAATGTCAATCTTTTTGACAAAGCATCAGAAGTTACAGATGTTGTAGCTGAAGATACCTCTGCCGACAACGTTGAAAAAGCAGCCGAGCTCGCTACACCAGAGGTCATGGTTGATGAACCTGATTTTGCAAAAATGTTGGGCGAACTAAAGGGCTTTTTCTCAGATACTCTAACAAAGGCAACAGAAGCAAATGCTATTCAGGTTTCAGAAATTAAAGAAACTGTTGAAAGTTTTAGCAAGAGCATTAACGGCCAGATCGTAGAGTTGGCAGAAAAGCACAGCGCACTTAGTGCAGCTGTAACAGAAATAAAGAGCACCATCGATGGTGTTCAAAAGCGTGTGGATGCTGTTGAAGGCGATACCGCAATCAAGAAGTCTTCTGATCTTGGCCGATCAGAGGTAGCAACAAAATCAAATTCAAAATGGAACGGTTCTTTCCTCGGTTCCGTAAATGAAATCTTTTCAAACTAAAGGGTAGGTGAAATATAAAATGAGTAATGAACTATTAGAAAAAGCCGCAGCAGCTGGTACAACAGTATCAACAGGTTTCGGTTCCTCTACAGGTGGTGCAGGAGTACACACAGCTTCCGAAAACGGAAACGGTGGTCTTCTAAACCCAGAACAGTCATCTAGATTCCTAGACTACATGTTCGACGCTACCGTAATTGGTAAGGTTGCACGTACGGTCCGTATGAAGGCTGACACAACAGAGATTGATCGTATGTCAATTGGTGAGAAGCTTGTAAAGCTTGCATCAGAAGGCGAGAACACAGGCGCAAACGCAGGTGTAACTTTCTCAAAGATCTCTCTAACAACTAAGAAGCTCCGCATGGATTGGGAACTTTCAACTGAGTCTCTAGAAGACAACATTGAAGGTGCTGATCTTGAGGATCACATTGCAAGAATGATGGCAACACAAGCTGGTAACGATATTGAAGATTTGATCCTCAATGGAGATACTACTTTGTCATCAGACAATCTTTACAAGTCATTCGATGGCGTTGTTAAGAAGGCAAAAGCACATGGTCACGTAGTTGACGCAGAGGGTGCTGCAGTTTCACGTGCAGTATTTAACTCAGCGTTGAAGGCGCTTCCACGTAAGTACAAGCAGCGTCGTACAGACCTTCGTTTCCTTGCAGGATCAAACCTGATTCAGGATTACTTGTACTCAACTTCTACATCAGAGAACTTCGTTAACCCACAGGATATTGCTTCAGGCATCATCCGTGGTGATGTTCCTGTTCTAGGTGGACCAGCAGGATATGTTGCTCCATACGCATTTGGTATTCCAATTGTTGAAGTTCCACTTCTAAAGGAAGACCAGGAAGTTAACGTAGGTGGAGACCTAGGTGGTGACATTCACTTGACATTCCCAAATAACGTTGTTATTGGTATCAAGCGTGATGTAACCGTCTACCGCTTCTTCTGGCCACGTAAGGACTCAATCGAGTACACAATGTACACTCGTGTTGGCGTCCAGATCGAGCAAGCAGATGCTTGGGTCGTAGTCAAGAACGTAAAGGTTGCTTCTTAATTAAATAAGAATTAACTACCGAAAGGCCCCCAATTAATTTTGGGGGCTTTTCATTTTAATTTATCAATGCTATAATTAAAGGACCTAGAATAAAGGAGAAATAAATATGTCGTTTGACACATTAAAAGTAGCCGAATTAAAAAAGATCGCAACTGACTTTGCGGTAGACACAGAAGGTCTAAAGAATAAAAAGGACGTAATCGCTGCCCTGGCAGAAGAAGGCGTAACATGGTCTGTATATCAACAGACAGTAGAACAAATTGAGGCAAATACAGAGGAGATTGAAATTCTTCCAAAGTTTGATCCTAAAGCAGTAGATGCTAATTCTGTTCTTGTTAGAATGACAAGAGATAATTTTAGATATGATATTTTGGGATATACTTTTACAAAGTCTCACCCATTTGTTGCAATGTCTGAAGAGAAAGCTCAAAAAATCTTTGATTCAGAGGAGGGTTTTCGTTTAGCGACACCAAAGGAAGTTCAAGACTTCTATCACTAAACGTTAACATAAGTTAATGGAAATATTAGTTGGAACAAATGCACCAATCAACCTTAGAGTATTTTGGAGGGGTGAGTGTATAGACGCTGACCATACTCCATCAGTTACAGCAAACGTTTATGATGTTACAAATGATCCAGAGGATACTGAAGGACCACTAATTGCAACTCTAAACGCTGAAAAAAGAGAAACTGATCCAGGGTCCTACGACTTATTTTTGCCATTTAGCATAACTCAATATCAAAGAGAGCTAAAGATCGTTTGGAAATATTATATAGAGGGTGTGCAGATAAACAAGTCTCATACTGTTTATGTTGTTTCTCCTTATGTTGATCTAGGCGAAGCAATTAATGAAATAGGAATTAGTTCAGATTATTCTGATCCTAATAGTAAAACCTTTAAAGATATTGTTGATGCAGAAAGATATGCAAGAAAACAGATAGAATCTTACACTGGACAAATGTTTAGGCTTTATGATGACACCTTTACAGTCTACGCAACGGGTTCAGACTTAATTCCTCTACCTCAAAAAATATCAACACTGCATGAGCTTTATGTAAATGATGTATTGCTTGTTGATACTCTCCATGAAATTAATAATTGGGGATACGATGTAGAAATTGCTCAAAGCGGATTTGGGCTGAAGGTAAATAGATCTACAATGCTAGACAATACTGTATATGTTGCAAACGGAATGGTGCCACCTACAGTAAACGATTCAGGTAAAGATGCATTTGTAAATGGAGCTGTATATAAAGTTTCAGGTAAATTTGGCTGGAGAGAAGTTCCAGACGATGTTAGCCTTGCATGTATTGAATTAATGAAAGACTATTTTGCTAAAGATAAAACATGGAGGAATAAGTATATAAAAAATATTCAAACCTTCGACTGGAAATTTGAATACAACGAGGCTACATTTAGTGGCACAGGCAATAATTATGTAGACCAGCTTTTGTCTGCTTATGTTTTAAGCGGGATGGTTGTAGTTTAATATGAACGATCTAGTTGATTCATTGATGAGTATGAAGCTAGATGTTTATGTTCAGCAGGATGAGCAAGACATAAATACTGGTGCTATTAAAAAAAGTTGGCACTATCGTAGAACTGTTGATTGTCATGCTAAAGCCACTATATCCAACTCATCTACATCAAGATCTAGCGACAAACAAACAATTGGCAACAAGTATGCTAACGAACAAATTATTCAAATAAGAACGCTAGGCAAGATAACCTATAGAGAAAAGATTACAAATATAAGAGATTCACAGGGCAATGTGATCTGGTCTGAATTAAATTTCCCATCAGATACGCCTACAGTATTTGAGATTATAAGCTCTACCCCCGTAACTGATCCGTTTGGCGGAATATTAGCATACAACTCTGTTGCTAAAAGATCGGAGAATCAGCAAATTGGAATCTAATGTAGCATTGCTTCGTGCTGCCAGTGGTCTAGAAAGACTAATGGCTGGTACGCCAACGAATAAAACAGTTAAAGATAGCAATGTCGCACAAATATCTGCTTTTTTATATCACCAGGCACATGTGTTGGCAGGACTTGAATCGAATGCATCTTTTAAAAGATTGTTTAAGAAAACAATCTTTAACAGCATCGATCTAGAGTTTGGCCAGTATCTTGATGCAAAAGCAAGAGTAAAGCCAAAATCTTTACATCATGTTTACGAGTGGAATAAAGCTGGAAACCCAAAGGCAAGGCTATTCAATTTAAAACAATTAGATGCCCCAGGGCTATCATTTAGAATTGATACAGAGTTTAAGCTTTCAAAATCAGCAGTTCCTAATAAAGACAAGAAGCAAAAGAAAAAATATATTTTTGCAGAAAAGGCTTCAGTCATGGAGGCTGGTATGCCAGTAATTATTAAGCCTAAGTCTGCAGATAGGCTTGTATTTGAGCACGACGGAATCACAGTGTTTATGCCAAAAGGAGCTTCTGTAACAGTAAAAAGTCCTGGAGGAAGAGCATCAACCAATCAATTTCAGTTAGCGTATTCTCAATTTTTTTCAGGCAATCTAGTCAATATTGCAATTAAGAATTCAGGGTTTCAAAATTTATTTAATAGCGGAATGACAAAAGCTTTATCTGTTCCAGTAAGTATAAGAAAGATTCAATATTCATTTAGCCCAAATGCAATTCGAACAGAGGCTGATGCATCATTGGAAAAGGCATTTGGAGGTGCACTATGACAAAGTACGATATAGACGCAATGTATGAGGTCAGAAGACACCTCTGGAATGAATTAAAAGATAGCGAATTATTTGATCCACAGGATTATTACAGTGACAACATTAATATGGAGATTGTTCCAATTATTCCAGTCCAGCAACAGCCTGAGCTCAATCATTTTTTGAGCGGAAAGAAGCATATAGTCTACGATAAAATAGGACTCTCATACGAAGAGAACTGGATGATATGCTGCGAGAAATTGCTATTTACGGTATATGCTACAGATGTATCAGAAATTAACTCTATAAGAAACCTGATACTAGATGTATTTAGAAGAATGGATGATTCTGCCAGAGATTTAAATCAGTCAGTATCGACCCCAAAGCTAAAGTTCTTTAATACTATGGTCGTTGAAATATCGCCCACAGAGGCATCCCAAGAGCTACAGGGCTTTATGTCAGCAGATATAGTCCTAGAGGTCAAATATGCAAGAATGACGGACGGCCAAGGCAGATTTAACTAGGTTGCTTTTGAGCGCATTATACTCTAAAATTAGACTTAGAGGAAATGAGCCTAGCCAGCTTGATTTAAAGTAAGTCAATATATATATATTTATTTAACAGGAGGTTTTACAACATGGCACAAAACGTAGGTAATGCTAAAAATATTCTCGTTGGTGCGTCACCATTGTTTATTTCAAACATTGACGTAACAGATGCAGACTATGTAGCAAATGCAGAGCCAGGTGCAGGCGATTACGCTTATGTATCAGGCACATCATTTACAAACACACTTAATGGAATCGACCAGGTAGCTGGAGAATTCGGATATCGCAACGTCGGTTACACAAACAATGGTCTTCAGGTAACATACAACCCATCATACGGTTCAGTTACAGTAGATCAGCTTCTTGATACAGCAAAGCTTTTCAAGGAGTCAATGGAAGTTATGATCGCAACAGAAATGGCAGAAGGTACTCTTGAGAACGTTCTTGCAGTATTCGGTCAGCGCTCAACAACACTTACTTCAGCAGGAACAGGTCTCACAGCAACCGATAAGCTCGGTCTTGCTGGTGGTGCACTTGGTGAGGCTCCAACAGAGCGTCAGCTTATTGCAGTAGGTCAGGCACCAACATCAGAGGCAACAGCAACTGAGCGTGTATATTATGCACGTCGTGTTCTTTCTGTACAACAGTCACAGTTCTCTTTGGCTCGTAACGCAGCATCAACATTCCCAGTAACATTCCGTTTGCTTCCATCAGGTGACTCAGCAAATGCAGGTCAGGAATATGGTTTCATCGTAGACCGTGTTCTAACAGTATAATTAAATTAATTTAATTAATAGATGCCCCCTAAGAAATTAGGGGGTTTTCTATTGCGGTGGTATTTATGATATGATACAATAATTAAGACTAGATCCTAGGAGGATTAAATTGGCAACAACAGTATATGATGTAGAAGAGATTACATTACAAAATGGCAGCAAAGTAACACTTAAGCCTTTAACAATTAAAGACCTTAGATTGTTCATGGAAGCCATCCAAAAAACAGCAGAAGCAACAACAGAAAACGATACACTTACTGTATTGATTGATGCATGTGCAGTTGCACTGGCAAAGCAGCTCCCAGATTTGGTAGCAGATAGAGATGCACTAGAAGATGCTCTCGACGTCCCTACAATTAATCGCATTCTTGAAGTTTGCGGTGGGATTAAGATGGACGACCCAAACCTTCTAGCGGCAGCGGTTCTGGCTGGTCAGAACTAGATTTAGCCGCTTTACTAGGAGAAGTATTTCTACTAGGCAACTGGAAGAATTACGAAGAGCTGGAAAACAGTTTATCAATGCCAGAATTGATTCAAACTTTTAAATCAATGCAAAAGTCTGAATCAGAAAAAAGAAAGTTTCTTGCTTCAATTCAAGGAATTGATTTGGGACAAGAGGAAGAAGCACAAGGTTCTAGCTTCGAAGATGTAAGAAGAAGAGCCCTAGGAATAAATACATCAGCAGACGATGTTGTTTCATTACAGGGACAATTTGCATCAGAAGCAGGATTCGGAATCGGAGCGGGACTCGGATACCGAAAGGAGTAGCAATAGTTGGTAGATCAAAATATTAATACGAACATAACTGCGACGGCAAATTTTAGTAGCCTTACATCGCAGTTACAAGCCGTCACCGCCCAACTTATCAAGCTACAGACAACAACCGCTGGATTAAATCAAAAACTTCAAAATCAAATAGGACAGATGAACAGGTCCTTTGTAGATACAATGAGATCTACGGGCCAGTTCTCTTCCCACTTTGTCACGCTATCTTCTGATGTAGATAAATTTGGTAAAAATCTAGACGCAGGAAGAATGAAGTTAAGTGATTACTTCAGCACTTGGCAGGGACATGCTAAAAAGACAAGCAACATAGTAAAAGAATTAGCAAAGCAGCAGGTAATATTACAAAATGCTGTAGTGCAGCCACTAGGCAAGAATGCACAAGGTTTAATGCAGTACAACATTATGACTGCACGAGGCCTTGATGAAAATAAAAATAAGCTTCAGCTCCTAAGACAAGAGCAAGCAATTATGAACAAGGTTATGCAAGATGGCGCTAACCAATTAATTAACTGGGGTAAAAATACTCAGTGGGCAGGTAGACAGCTTACAGTAGGTCTTACAGTTCCTATTGCAGCGTTTGGTGCAGCGGCATCAAAAGCATTTAGAGAAGCTGATGCAGAACTTATTAGGCTACAAAAAGTTTATGGCGGATTAACAGCAGCAACGTCTGAAGAGCTTGCTAAAGTAAGAAAAGATGTTTCTGGTCTTGCAAAAGAAATGGCTTCGGCGTATGGAGTTTCTTTTAAGGACACTATTGCTCTTGCAGCAGATCTTGCAGCAACAGGTAAGCAAGGCAATGATCTTATAAAGGCAACTCAAGAAACAACCAGACTTGCAGTGCTTGGTGAAGTTGATAGGCAAGACGCCATGAAAGCAACTCTTGCAATTCAAAATGCATTTAAGCAAAATACTACAGAGCTTACTCAATCAATTGACTTTCTTAACGCAGTTGAAAACCAAACATCAACTAGCCTTGCAGATTTAACAGAAGCAATCCCTAAAGCTGGCCCAGTAATCAAGTCGCTTGGTGGAGATGTAAAAGATTTAGCCCTCTATCTAACAGCAATGAAAGAAGGTGGAGTAAATGCATCTGAAGGTGCAAATGCAATTAAATCCGCAATGGCGTCCCTCATTAACCCAACTAAGGTTGCTAAAGAAATGTTCCAGGGATTTGGAATTGACCTAGCTGGAATTGTAACATCAAACGCAGGAGACCTAACAGGAACAATACTTGCTCTTCAAAAATCATTAGATCAGCTTGATCCATTAAGCAAGTCAAAAGCAATTGAGCAACTATTCGGCAAATTCCAGTTTGCCAGAATGTCAGCGTTGTTTGAAAATCTTGGAAAGCAAGGCAGCCAGACATTACAAGTTCTTGATTTAATGAAGGCAAGCACACAAGAGCTCAGCGCCATAGCTGGACGAGAATTAACAATGATGACAGAATCAGCCTCTGGAAAATATAAGAGAGCTTTAGAATCAGTAAAAGCAGACCTTGCCATGATAGGCGATTCATTCCTTAAGATTAATACTTTTATATTAAATGTTATAGACGGAATTGTCAAATTTATAGATAAGCTTCCAGGACCAATTAAATCAGTTCTAACATTTGTCGGCGGATTAACTGCAGTTGCTGGTCCACTTATCATGCTTACTGGTGTGCTAGGCAACTTCTTCGGATATATTGTTAAGGGTGTATTTAGCTTAAAACAATTCTTCAAGGGTGGAGAACAGTTTAAACTGCTTACGCCAGAAATTATGGCAGCAGAACATGCAGCAAAAGCAGTCGGAGAATCATTCTATAGCGATGCTAAAGCAGCAAAAGTATTTGAAGATGCAGTTCTTGGTCTTTCTCGATCATTTGAAATCCTTCAGACAAAAGCTGCAATGGCAACACGTGCAACTCATTCAAGCGTAAATGTAAGCACACTAGCTGGTGGAGCTGTAACAACTGGAGCAGGCTACGATAGAATTGTAGATAAAGACAGCCCTTATCTAGGAAAACCATATTCAAGAGATATGTCACATGCTGTACCTTCAGGACAAGAACAACTCGGAACTATATTTGGAGTTGTGCCTGGAACAGGCCCAGTAAATAGAAAGATTAGCAATAATCCACAAATGTACATGGAGGGAGACCTTCCCCGTATACCAGGAGTAACTTCTATTAATAGTGTGTCAACTG